TGAGTGTGCCAAATACGCTGTGCAATCGTAACAATCAAGGCTTGAATGGTCGATTGCATAATGTTCTGGTAACTGGCATTGAGTCCGTAAAAACGCCAAAACTTGTTCTTTATTCCATGTTTCTATCGGTTGAATGTACGTCACACCATTAACAACCGATCCGTGCCGTGCTGTGGATTTGTGGCTTTCATCAAGCCTTTGCCCGCGAATTAAGTGCGTAATCCCACGTTTTGCAATTGCCTCTGTCAGAGGTTGTCCTACGTTTGCCCAACAACAATTTAAATAACTTTGTACCCGTACTGGCTTATCGCCTGCAAACTGCATACCTTCCAAACTATGGTCAACCGGCACAATATCGCTTGGATAACCATAAAACTTAATCTGTTGCTCTTGATCTGACTTTACTTCAATAAATTCAACCGCTTCTGCTTTAACCTGCTCGATGATTTCGATCGTTTCAGGGTAAGATTTGCCAGTATTTGCCCAAAAGACGATGGGATTCTTTTCACGGTACAAGTACCAACACGCTAAAGAATCTTTCCCGCCTGAGAACGCTAATCCTAACATTAGAAATAAGCCATTGCCGCAGTCGATGCCAAACTGGTAATACCTTGGATACCCGCATTAGCGCCGGATTGTTGAATACCATAATTTTGCATAGCGTTTTGACCTTGCGCTTGGTATCCCGCAAATGTCGGTGCTGGTGCAACTTGTGCGCCTTGATACCCTTGGAATTGCGGCAATTGAATTTGTGAGCCGCCCATCAACCCAAGGATTTCGTTTAATGGTTGCGCTCGTAATGCAGACTGTTGTGCTAAAGATTGTTGAATTGCTTGGTTATTAAATTGTGCGTTGTTTAAATTTTGACCATATTGTTGCGCTTGTGCGGCATTTGTAAATTGTCCAGCACCTACATTTTGGCCATATTGCTGTGCTTGTGCAGCATTATTGGCTTGTTGCGCTAACAAGGCTTGATTAAAGTTTTGACCAACCGCCGAGTTATACAATTGATCGGCAGTAACGCCTTGCCCAAAGTTTTGGCCAATTGCGTTATTTTTAAGTTGATTAGCAGTAATACCTTGACCGAAATTTTGTCCAACCGCTTGATTGTATAAGCCTGCACCCGCTAATAGTGCTTGGTTGCCAAATGTTCCCGTTGTGTTTAACTCGTTTAAACCTTGTTGACGAGCCGCCATGTCAAGGTTAATGCCTTGCAAAGCCGCTTGACTGTACAAATCGTTTTTGCTTGCTTCACGATTACGCATGGCAGCGTCAAAGGCAGCTGTGCCAGGCGCTAACCCCTGATTCGCCAACGCTTGTTTAAACGAAGTATCACCAGCTTCAATCGTTGGATTTAATCTTGAAAGAATAGCTTGTTGTGCGCTCATACCTGCATTAGTAGGCATTTGCGTCAGATTGCTTGTATTTAATGACGTTTGCAACGGCACATAGCCTTGTGCTAAACCATAAGTATTGGCGTTAACATCGCCTGTTGCCAACCCATAAGTATTCGCTTGAGTATTAGCACGGGCTAAACCATAATCGCCTGCGCCCAATCCAGTTTGCACATTAGAAACTTGTACAGGGTTATATCCCGCAATAGTTGATTGAATATTGCCCGATGGTGCAACCGTATTTTGAATCGGCGCTAAATTTGGATTAAATGGTTGATTTAATACGTTTTGAGCGTTATTTGCCCCAGTTTGACCGAGATTAGCCAAAGCAGTTTGCACACGCATTTGAGCGTCAAGGGTCTGTTGCGCTTGTGGTGTTAATGTTTGAGTAACCGTTGGTACGCCGCCGCCAGTTGTGAACGATTCACGGGTTGGCGCTGCACCTCGTTTTGCATTTGCAGCATCGTAACCCGCTTGATCAAAATAAGATGCGCCCGTTGTTGTATCGCCGTTTGGATCGCCTTGCCGCATAAAACGGTTACGGTCTACATTTTCTGCATTGTATTTGGCGGTTGCAGCATCAAAAGACGCTTGGTCAAACGTGGGGCTTGAGTACGTCACCGTTTGATTGCCAAACGGCGTGTACATATTTGGGTTTGACATCAAATTAGATTGTTTCGCTGCCGCAAGGTTTTGTGTGCCTTGCTCTTTAGCTGCGCCGACATAATCCGGTGTTGGTGGTGCTGCGACTGACTTACCCATTTTCTACCCCTAGAAATCGGCAATTTTCTCTTGCCAACGTCAAAAATATAATATCGCCATCAAGTGAGGCATCTTTCAATCTTGCTTCTTCGCTAAAACCCATCTTTGTTACTAATTTTATGCTTTTTACATGATTACTGACTACTGGGACGATAATCTTTTTTACATTACAAACATTAAAAGGATAGTCAAATATTGCTTTTAAATACGCTTTTGTCATGCGCCCTTCAATTGCAATATGGCAAAAAATGCTTTGCCGATTCCAATTCTCGTAAATTACGCCTGCAATCGTTTCGCCATCCTTTTGCAAGCCAATTGCACTTGATCCTTCAGCAAAGAACTCGCCTGCTATTCTTTTTGCTACCCAATGACCTATTTCAGGCCCTTGCACTATATGCCAGCCCAACCTTGTTGGTAAACAATGTCCGTTGATGCCCATAAAATCGTTGTTCCCTGACTTGCAGTTTTAAACTGTGTTGCAGCGCAATATCCGATTCCTGTCACGCCTTGCCAATTATTTGTAATAACTGTATCTGTAGCCCAATAACCTACGTCCCACAGCGCAACGTCCCACTTAGCATTAACTTGTGGGCTAAAACTTAGTGCCGCAGTCGTATCTGCTAAGTCAAAATCCATATTCAAGCCGATAAATACTGACGGCGTGCCGTTTGTAAAGATTGATGGTCTTGCTCTAGTGAAATACTTTTTAACGCCTCGGGCATCAAAATAGTTAAACGCTTGCAACGCATAGCCGTTTATATCGCCCGTATCATCGGCATAATTGTCATCCCAAGCATGAGCGACAAACCCGTTACCACCCCAATACGGCTCGTTATTGAATATTGTCCAACAATTGGCGTATTGACCTGTGAAATTGCACCACGCTTTTGTAATGTTATTCATTACATATTGCTGTTGTTGACCTTCAGCAATCGGCACATTGACCGTCAAAGCGTTATGTTGCGGATCAAACGTAATATCCCAACCAAAATTACCGCCATAAGACTGTGTTGCAGCGGTAAATGCGCCTTGAATCTTGTCTGACAATGCAATGCGTGGGTCTAATCTGGATGACTGAAGACTAGCCGCAAGAGGATAAAGACCGTTATAAGTGAGAATAAGCATATCCCCGCCGTACTTCATCAGGCATCGCTTGCCGACAGGTTTACCAACCCGCCAAACGCCCACTAGAGCGAATTTTGTTGGGTCTGTTGGGTCAGTACCCGAATAGACAATAACCTCGCCATTGGACGTTATAAACACTAGGTTATCGTCTACGCCATAGCCTGCGTCAATTGTCCAAGTTCCTACCGAAACCAAATACCCACCCAGTTGAGCAACCGAACTCATGTCGATTGCCGCAGCTGCGCCTGAAATGCTCAAAGTTGGCAAATACCATGCTTTTAATGTCGAGGCTTGCGTAAACCAAACTTGGTTTTTAAAAGTCGTAATGTTTGATAGCGTCGAACTGGTGACTCCGGTAATTGACGGGTTTGTCCACGTTGTTCCGTTATAAAGCAACGGCGCATCCACGCCATTGACCGCCATGATGTAACCACCTGCGGGAGTCGTGACGTTTGTATATTCCCACTTAGCATTAGTTAATCCTGTTTTAACAGCTGCGCCAACCGCACCGCCAAGCGTACAGTCATAAATTGACGTTCCCGCAATGGCAAATAATTCGTCAGTTGCACCGCTTGAGTACGACATTAGCGTCTGAACTTGACCTGTAATGCCTGTTGAATATTTGGTGTAGCCGCCACGCAACACTACGTTATTAACGGTAGGAAAGAAGTTTGTTAGTTGAACGGCATCAAGCGTATCCATGTTCGCAATGGAATCTCGCACGTTCCAACCACCAATAGGCGCAGGTAGCGACTGAACACGAGCTGCCGTGCCTTGAACAAGTCGGCTTGCCATTAGTTTGTCCCGTAGCCAGTATCCGGGATATTGTCATATCCAATTAGTACCGTGCCTGGGCGTGGTGCAAACGACAAGTTAGCCGCTGACATATCCTGCGCCCGAACAATCTCAAATTCCTCAATGTAATTGCGATACATTGCTGTGGTATCAAAGCCTTTAGCTTCGAAATACTTGAGTTTTGTAGCCAATACCATCAGTCGATCAGGATAAATACAGGTATCTGTGTCGGCAGTAAACGAGTTCTTTACCGTTCCGGTGTCGGATTCTGCCCAACCTTTTGAGCGATATTCGTAGCCCAACAATTCGTTGGTAGAAACGCCAGGCCAAATCTGAAAGTATTTACCCAACAAGCGCCAACGGATGCGTGGGCCAGTCGAGATAAAACCTGATAACAACCATTCCCATTGTTGTGGACTCTCAGGCCCTAACATTTCCCAATGCTTGCTCAAGTCCCACATAGTGCGTGGAACAGCCGATTCGTAATCTGATGGTAAGTCGTACTTCACCTTTTCAAAAGTGATCGTAGCGCCCGTATAAGTGCCTGTAGACGGTAAATTAACCGTTACTTGGCTACTTGAATCAACCGAGGTGATATAGCAAGCATTAGAAATGCCGTTGCCTACGACTTGATACGTTGTATCTAAGCCTGTTGTGCTTGGAATATTGGTAATTGTGTAAGTGTCTTCAGTTACGTTACCAGTGGTTTGCGTCCATTCTGTAGTAAACGTATACCGTTTAGTTAATTGCCGCCAATCATGTTTCCGTAAGAACTCATAACCAGCGGCGTTCATTAACGCCAAGATTTGAATAACATCTTGGTTTGTATTTGATGCCACAGTAGTTGGCGTTGATACCCCAAGTTCATTAGTGACTTGGGTTACTAGCTGTAGCATCGTTGATGACATTTAGTCCTCTTTTTTTGGCCTCCCAACCTTCTTTTCTGACAACTGAGCCATCAACGCCGCCATTTGCTCTTTAACTTCAGCAAGTTCCTGCTTGGTATGTTCTATTTCAGTCTGACTAGAAGATTGGTTTTTAACTTGTAAATAACGCCTTGCCAATTCACGCAAACCCACCGCCCCCATGCCAATACGTTGCAACTGGCTATCTGATGCGGTAGCAACTTGCTCAACGGTCTGAAACTTAAAGATTTGCAATTCTGCCATCTGCATATCGTTAAAATTTTCAGGATCGTCCTTTACCCATTGTTTCAAAGGCACGCCAATAACTTCTGCGTTATTGTTTTGCATTTGAAAATGTAACCATTGGCGAGGAAATCGTTGCTTATGATCGTCCCGAACGGGTTGGTCAATAATCGTCGTTTTATCGCCTGGCACTATGATTCTAACAAACGGCTTTTCTTTGTACGGCTCTTTATCGTAAACATAGAACTCGACGTGTAGGTGAGTGTCTGCGTTTGAAATATCGCTGTCTAAAGCCAATTTATGCCCCTGTTAATGTTGCCCAAGTTGTTGCTGACATTCCAACCAACAACATCGTTTTTGCTGTTGCAAGCGTAACACTTGTTGCACCTGCGTTCATAGTTGTACTGGTGTTAAACGGATAAATAGTAATCGTTTGACCAGAATCATTACGAATAGTCATTCGTGCGCCACTTTCAGTTGGTGGCAATTTAACGCCAGTCGACGCTGCTGATGTCGTAATTGTATTGTTTGACACGCTTAATTGCAAAGCATCGGCCGCAGTTGTGCCAAGTGCTACTAGGCCAACAGCACCCGTGCCACAAATAGTTTCAGCAGTAAGTGGCGAGTTGCCTGCGCCCATAATTCTTGATGGAAATGCCATGATTGTCCTTTAAGTTAATTACTCATTGCTTTTGCCATTTGATGCAAAAGCCCATCGCCACACACTTCAATCGTAACATCATCAAAGCCTGCTACGACATTCTGAAAATCTGTTACTTGCTGTGCCATCCACGGGGCGCATTGATATTTTACATCGTTAATCATAGCGTCAATTACTCTATCTGCGTTATTACTTTCTTGTTTATAAGCGTGGTGTTCGCCGTTGCGATAACTCGAATCCATGCCAAAAATAAATATACGCTTATAGCCTTTTAACTTTGCCAATATTAACGACAAAATGCCAACAGTCGTAAACCCACCCATTAGGTGAACGGGTCGAGCCTTTTCATGCTCAAGCAACTCGTACACGCCAGGCGTATTGGCATGAACCAACACAACCTTATAGCCTTCCAACGCATCAAATATTAAATCGTCGCATTGGCTAGTAATGTAAAACGTAGTCGATTGCTGCGGATTTTG